GACCAAGACAACGTTACCGCTAATGTTGTCCCTCTCAAAGCTAAGAGAAAAATAAAAGATTGAGCAAGCAGGAAGTACTAAAGCTTTTGCAGGAGAAGCAGCATCGCGTAGAAACGAACCGCATAAATTTCTACAAGCCGTACCCTTACCAGAGCAAGTTTCACAGCGACGGGGAGGAGTGTCGTCAACGCATCCTGATGGCCGCTAACCGAGTGGGCAAAACCTACTGCGGGGCTGTCGAAACGTCCTTCCACCTGACAGGTAGATACCCAAAGGGTTGGAAAGGTCGTAAGTTTACCAAACCTGTACGAGTATGGGCAGCGGGAGAGAGCAATGATACGACCAGAGATATCATACAGCGCGAACTCTTCGGATCGCCGCAAGACCCGTCGCAGAAAGGGAAAGGGGCAGTACCTCTCGACACAATCGTAGAGACAATCCGAAAGCCCGGCGTTCCCAACGCCTATAGCGCAGCGCTGATAAAGCACTCGTCTGGAGGCAACAGCCACATGAGCTTCAAAGCGTACGAGCAGGGCTTTGAAAAGTTTATGGGCGAGGCAGTAGACGTTATCTGGCTAGACGAGGAGCCCAAGCAAGAGATTTTCTCGCAGTGCATAACCAGAACAGCCGACACCAACGGAATTGTCTACATGACCTTTACCCCAGAAAAGGGTATGACAAACGTGGTCACAGCCTTTATGAACGATCTCAAGCCTGGACAATCGCTCTGCACAGCCACCTGGGACGACGTAAAGCACCTAGACGAGAAGACTAAGGAGCAGCTATTAGCCGTATATAGCCCAGCAGAGCGCGAAATGCGCTCAAAGGGCATCCCGGTGTTCGGCTCTGGACTAGTCTACCCGGTGTCAGAGGACGACGTTACGTGCGAAGACATAGACCTGCCAGACCACTTTATACGCCTGGCAGCCATAGATTTCGGCTTCGATCACCCTACAGCCGTAAGCTGGGTAGCCTGGGACGCTGACGACGATATAATCTACGTCTACGACGAGTATCGTAGGAGCAAAGAGACACCGCTAACCCACGCAGCAGTAATAAACGCTAGAACTCCTGGCATACCCGTAGCCTTCCCGCACGACGGGTTACAGCACGACAAGGGTAGCGGTATACAGCTAGCGCAGCAGTACAGAGACTTAGGTGTCTATATGCTGCCAGCACACTTTTCAAACCCTCCTGTAGAGGGAGCACTGCACGGCAACAACTCTGTAGAAGCAGGTATAAGCGAACTGCTCCAGCGCTTTGAAACAGGGCGGCTGCAAATTTTCAGCAGTTGCACCGAGACGATGGAGGAGATGCGACTCTACCACCGCAAGAACGGGAAGGTAGTTCCTATACGCGACGACCTCCTGAGCGCCATGCGCTACGCAGCCCTCTCTGTAGAACGCTTTGGAGAAAAGCTAAAGACCAAGACGCACTACAAAAAGTACGGCTTTAACAAAGAAATTGAGTACTCATACGCAGGAGTTGTCTGATGGCAAGCAAGAAAAGTAAGAAAAAGGAAACAGTAGTAGAGAATAAAGCTGCAAAGCGTTTGAAAGAAAATAATACCTTTGCCGTAACTATGCGGTCTCACCTCTCTTCTGTAAATAAAGCATTAGGGTAAATGCCTGTACGCAAAGTCAAAGGCGGCTATAAGTGCGGCACTACAGGTAAAAAGTACCGCTCTAAGAAAAAAGCGGCGACGCAGTGCAGAGCTATAAAAGCAAGCCAGAACTCAAGGCGGAGAAAGAATGGCTACTAAGCTTGACGACAACGAAATCCTAGCCCTCGTAGAGGGAGAGGTAAACTCAAGTTCTGGCTACCAGGACTCTGAGATTAGCGCTCAGCGCGAAAGGGCGATGGAGTACTTCTACGGAGAACCCTTCGGTAACGAGGAGGAAGGTCGCTCTCAGGTAGTTGTAACCGACGTGCAAGACACGATCATGTGGATGATGCCACCTCTGATGCGCATTTTCACCGCTGGAGACAAAGTTGTAAGATTCCAACCGGAAGGTCCAGAAGACGAGGCCGTGGCAGAACAGGCTACCCGGTATGTAAACCATGTGTTCCACAAGCAGAACAACGGTTTTATGATCCTCTACAACTTGTTCCTCGACGCCTTAATAAACAAAGTCGGAATTGTCAAGCACTACTGGGAAGAACTGGAGAAAGTCACCTCCGAAGACTACGAAAATCTGAGCGATAACGAGTTTGCGCTGCTAGAGCAGGAAGAGAACCTGGAGCTAGATCAGCACACAGAAATGACCAAAATGGTCCCGTCGCAAGACCCCATGACAGGCCAGGTTGTAGAAATCGAAGAAAAAACGCACGACGCTGTATTCCTTCGCAGAAGCACCGAAGGCAAAGTAACCATAGAGAACGTACCTCCCGAAGAATTTCTGATAAGCGTAGGTGCCAAAACTATAGACGACGCCAAGTTTATCTGTCACCGCTCGTACAAATCCCGTAACGATTTAATAGCACTAGGCTTTGACCCTGAAATAGTAGAGGGCTTAGCAGCCAGTTCTTCGGTAGGCGGGATAACCACCAGCGAAGAGTATATGGCCAGGCACTCGTACGATTCTACCAATATATACCCGTTCGAGGGAACATCAAACAAACCGGAGCAGTTAATAGAAGTTTTTGAATCTTACCTGCAACTGGACATGGAAGAGGAAGACGTAAGCGTACTACACAAGATTACTCACGCAGGTAACGAAATTTTGGACCTGGTACCCATAGACTACATCCCCTTCAGCACCGTCTGTCCGATACCCATCCCGCACAAGTTCTACGGCCTCTCTGTAGCAGAAACCATCGAGGATATCCAGCTTATAAGGTCTACGCTTACTCGTAACCTGCTAGACAATATGTACTTGGCCAACAACGGTAGATTCCAAGTTGTCGAAGGCCAGGTCAACATAGACGACCTCCTTACAAATCGTCCCGGCGGAATAGTAAGAACACGCTCTCCAAACGCTCTAAGCCCCATTCAAACACCAGCATTGCAAGACTACAGCTTTAAAATGCTGGAATACTGGGACACTATAAAAGCAGGACGAACCGGCGTCAACCCGGCTACTCAGGGCTTGCCTGCCGACGTTCTAAAGTCTCACGTAACAGCAGGAGCTATCACAGGCGCACTGACCAACGCACAAGGACGTGTAGAACTTATAGCACGAGTTTTCGCAGACACAGGTGTTCGCAACATCTTCAGATCAATCTACAACCTTATCCAAAAGTTTGAAAGCAACAAAAAGATCATACGAGTACAGAACAAGTACTTTGAAGTTGACCCTTCTAGCTGGAGAGAAAACTTAGATGTTGACATAGAGGTAGGTATAGGGTATGGAGATCAAGATGTTCGCTTGAATAATCTGTCTACCTATGCGTCTCTGATCGAAAAGGTAGCTCAGCAAACCGAAGGAATTGTAAGCCCTGAGAATATCTATAGCCTTATGCGCGAAATTGCCGACGAGATGGGCATTAAAAATGTAGATAAACTTATCACACCACCTCCGCAAGAACAGAGCCCCAACGTGCAAGAACAAGCACTGCAAGCGCAGGCGCAAGCTCTGATGATGGAAGCGCAGGCGTCGCAAGTGGAAGCTCAGGTTAAGGTGAAAGAAGCAGAAATTAAAGCAGCAAAGCTAGAGCTAGAACGAGCAGAAGTTGAACACACTATGGCTCTGAAGAGAGAAGAGTTGAAACTAAAAGGCATAGAACTAGGTTTTGAGATGTCTTCCGGTGAACACGTTAAAGCTAACTAAGACTGAGGGAAATAGATATGGCACGACAAAATAATTTTTACCGGGTAAATTCAAGCGAAAACTTGTCTGCTACCACAAGTTCGGGCGCTACACGTTCTGGAGCTTGCCCGACAGGTGTTACACTAGCTCGCATTTCGACCAGTGCGCTGGTCTATGTAGAAGTCAAGGGCGGTCAGGGGGCAACTCCCACCGCCACTGTAGCAGCCTCTACGCAAATAGGTGTTAGCGATTCTGCGATATTTACAGTGGAGGCTGCCGATACAATAGCAGCCATCACCCCAAGCAGTACAGCAGTGGTGAACATTACTTGGCTAGAGGGATAACACGCTGTGGCTACCAATAAAAAGATC